CAGACCATCACCGAGGGCGACGCCCGCGCGAGTATCGTCGGCCCCGGCACACTCTTGGCCGGTGACGTGCTGCGCTTTGTGGCGAGTGCCGATGCCGCCCTTGATATCTGGGTCAGCTACCATGACCGTCCGGTGCCCGCATGAGACGCGTTGTCGGACATGACGGGGCGCTGAGCAGCCCACTGCTGTCGCTGGGCAGTGCGGGCCAGACCGGGGGCGGCTTTGGGTTTGCTGGCATTGCCGGAGTGGGGTTCCTGAAACGAACCATCCGCCCGCGTGATGTGCCAGGTTCCCCCGCGACTGGTTACATTCCAGGCATTTTCACTGTCATCAACTCAGATGGCACGGGCAAGCTGATCACCAGTTCGGAGACCTCGGGTGGCAATATCGTCATCTACGCTATTCAGAATTGGGACGACTTCAGCGATCCGGTTAATTCGGTCATCAGCTACGCGCCGATCTCGCCGGGGTCGTCGTATCGGATCTGCATGGCAGAGGACGGGCGGCATATTGCGCTCTACGGATCGTCAGCCTGTCGGATCTACAATCTGACAACGCCTTGGGATTTGACCAGGGCGGTGCAGCTTTCCATTCCCAATGTCAGCTATTCCTGTGTAGCGCCTGACGGCAGTTTCATGCTGCGCATCCTGACGGCGGGATCTAATCCCTATGTTACCACGCTGGAAAAATGGGATGCCGCCGCCCCGTGGGACTTCTCTGGAATTGACGTCGCGAACCCGGATCAGAGCCAACATATCCCCCAGCTTTGGAACAACGGGGGGTATGGCATCGAAATGCCGACGCAAGATCTGATCATTACCGGGAACCGAGCGGGCACATCCACAGGCTACGGAGGCCAGACGCTGAGTTTCACAACGCCCGGCGACATCAGCTCGCTTCAATACCACGGGCAAATGATGCTGGCGGATCTGACCGGTCAAACCGCTTTTGCGCCGGGTCGGGTTCTGAACGCCTATCCGGGGCGCGAATACCTTTATGAACTGATGTGAGGTCAAAGCAGATGACACAGCCCCTTTATTCCTTGAATGGCGCGCGCCCGGCCTTGCCACCGGCAAAGCTGCGTCTGCCCAATGGCCGCTGGCGGACAGCCCCTTATACCGAGGCAGATCTTGCCGCTGCGGGATACGCACCGGCCCCGGCCAAGCCGACCTATGATCCGGCCACCGAGCGGCTGGACTGGCAGGATGGCAGTTGGACGGTCGAACCGCTGCCGCCCCGTGATCCGGTCTACCGCCCCCTGACCAAGCTGGAAGCCATGACCCTGTTTCGGCACGTCACCGGCATGGATGACGCGGGCGAGCTGGCCATGCGGGAAGATCCGGCAATCAAGCTGCTTTGGATGAAATGGGAAACCGATGTGCCCCAAAGCATCCACCGCGACAATCCGGTTGTTGAACACTTCCTCAGCGGCCTGATCGCAGCGGATTACGCCACCGCCGAACACAAGGCCGCCATGCTGGCCGCTTGGCCGACCGTTTAAATCAGTCGCACGCAAAGATGCGTGTAAGCGCTCTGCCCGGATGGGTGGGGCGGAATTTGCCCGGCGGATGCCGGATCTCGCCCGGCAGTGTCTGCCGGGTTTTCTTTTACGAAAGGGAAGAGACATGACCTTTTTGACCCAACACCACGGCACCCGGCTGAAGGAAAGCAAGGAAACGCCGGTTCTGGTGAAATACGCGCCCACGGCTGTTGTTGGCCTTGTGGGCACGGCGCCTGATGCGGACCCCGACAAGTTCCCGCTCAACAAGCCGATCCTCCTGAAGGGGCGGATCTCTGAGGGGGCGGGCCTTGGTGACAGCGGCACGCTGATGGATGCGATCAAATCCGTCTTCTACCACGTCGGCGCCTACGTGGTTTTTGTGCGCGTGGCCGAAGGTGCGGATGCCACAGAAACCCTTGCCAATGTCCTGGGCGACGCGGCGCTGAAAACGGGTGTTCATGCGCTCCTGCGCGGTAAGGCGGTGACAGGGTTGGCGCCCACGTTGCTGGCTGTACCCGGCTTTACCTCCAGCGACGGGCAGAGCAAGCCGCCTGTTGTTTCGGCGCTTGAGAGCATCGTTGAAGAGCTGGAAGCGATTGGCTTTGTCGATGGGCCGGATCTGGATGACGCGGCGGCCATTGCCTACCGTCAGCAAATCAACTCAGGCCGGATCATGATCGTGGATAGCAAGCGGCTGGAATATGACGCGGCCAGCGGTGAGCTGATCCCTATGCCCGGCTCTTCCTATGCGGCTGGCCTTCAGGCGTGGGTGGATGAGGAGTATGGTCCTCAGTGGTCCCTGTCGAACAAACCTGCCTCCAAGGGTGTTGAGGGGTGGACGCGGGTGGCTGACTATCCCAAGCAATCCAACTTGCTGAACTTCAACCAGATCTCGACCATCGTGAACCACGGTGATGGCCCGGTGTTCTGGGGCAACCGTCTCGCGACCGGGGATGATATCTGGTCCTTCATTTCCGTGCGTCGCGTCGCGGATATCGTCAACAAGGCCGTACGCCGGTCGTTCCTGCCGTTCGTGGATCGTCCGTTTTCGACTGGCAACGTCAAGCTGATGCTGGAGGCGGGGAACGCCGCCCTCCGGAGCCTGAAGGCGCAAGGGGTCTTGATCGGCGGCAAGATGTGGTTGGATCCGGAGCTGAACACGCCTGAGGACATGGCGGCTGGCAAGATCACGCTGAGCTTTGACCTGGAGCCGCCTGCGCCGATGGAGGACGTCCGGTTCATGGCGCACCGCAATATCGAGTATTACCTGCCGCTGACGCAGAGCGCTCTGAAGTCGGCTGCATAAGCCTCCCTTTTTTTTGATTGCAGAAATCGGCCTCGCGTCCTCCAGGGCGCGGGGTCTTCCTCAATGTGCTGAAAGGAGTATCAGCCATGAAAGCTACCCCCGCATTCATTCTGCGGAATTGTGTTCTGTGGGCCGACAATGATGTGAAGGCCGGGCAGACTTCGGACATCGGCTTGAACATGCCGAAAGAGAAAACCGAAAAGATGCGCAATGGCGGGATGGTCAAAGATCGTTCCATCGCCATGGGCTATGAGCTGGAGGATCTGGAATTCAGCCTGACAGCGCTGGATCCTGCGACCATCAAACTGATGACTGGCCGTCCTGGTACGGAACACGCCTTCATGGTGACTGGCGCCCTGGTCGATGAGGACGGCACCGTAACCAGCGCGGTCTACACCGTGCGTGGTCGCCTGACATCGAGTGATGCGGGGCGCTGGAAACCCGGCGATCCGGCGGAGATGAAATGCACCGTTGTGCAGAACTATGCCAAGCTCGAAATCGGTGGCGAAGAGATCTTCGAGATTGACGATTTCGATTACAGTGTTGGCGGCCAAAGCCAGACCGGAGAAATCCGCTCCGCGCTGCTGCTGGATTAAGGGGGTCCTATGGATCTGCCAATCACAGTCCCGCTGAAACGGTCGGTCATCCACGACGGCAAAACCTATGACGCACTGACGCTTGATGAGCCCTGCCTGGATGATCAGATCGCTTATCAAGAGCTTCTGGAAACAGTCACCCTTGTTCCGTCTCCTGAGGGTGATGAGGGCGAGCCTCTGACATCCGCGCGCGATGCGATGCGTGTCACCCGCTTTTGGATCTCGCGCCTGTCCGGGGTTCCTGAGGCGGTTGCCGGAAAGCTGAAGAGCGAAGATCAGGCCGAAGTCACCCGTGTTCTGGATCGTCTTTGGGGTGCCGTTGATCCGGATCCGGCGGGAAACGACGAAGCGGCGTAACTGCAGATGATCTGCGGTTCGCCGCTGCATTCGCGGCCAATGCGTTGAATGCTCCTCTGCCAAGCGTTCTCGCCATGAAGGTGCGCGAGTTCTCCAAATGGGCAAAGGCTGCGGAGAAAATGTGGGAGCTGCAAAGGCCGCTGCTGCAGGCTTAGTCCTCGGACAAGGCTTTCTGGAAAGCATTCAGCTCTTTCCCGCGAAGCGGGCGGCTGGGGCCAGTTTGGTGCGAGAAGGCTTTGTAGAGGCCAAACAGCACAGCGGCAAAGGCCAAAGCCCCCCAAACGCCGCCCGCATAAATGCCAATTACAATTGTCGCCGCAACCGCGGCGGCAAGCATCACCAAAGCAAAGATCATCGCAAACACATCCATACGTTGAATATGGGTGAGTTTGCGCGGCAATTCAAGGAGGCCTGCCGCCATGGCTAACAAGCGCTACACCACCCAGCTGCGCATTCAGGCGGTTGATAAATACTCCAAGACCGTCAAGGCCATGGGTAAGACGACTGGGCGTTTCTCCGACCAGGTTCGTCGCGACTTGGAGGGGCTGCAGGCCATCCGTGGCCCGCTAAAACTGATTGAGGACTTTAAGGCCAAGCAAGCTGTCATGCGCAAATCTGGCGAGAGCCTTGATGCGGCGCGTGAAAAAGTGCGCGAGCTGGCAGCTGAAATCAAACGCACCCAGCAGCCCACTGCAAAGATGCGGGCGGAGTTCGACCGCGCCCGCGCATCTGCTGACAAACTGGAGGCGCGCCACCGTAAGAACCGGCAGGCACTCAATACACTGCGCTCTGAGCTGCAATTGACCGGCGTGGACACCTCGCGTCTGGCCGGGGCTGAACAGCGCCTGAAATCGGCGCTGGATGCGTCCTCTGCCGGGTTTGATCGCAAGATCACCAAGTTGAAGCGTGTTGCGGAAATGCAGGAGCGCATTGCGCGCTCCCGCGAACAGATGGACCGCTCATTGGCCCGTGCTGCAAACGTCAGCTTTGTTGGCGCGGCATCTGTTCAGACCGGCCGCCGGATCCTCTCCGGTGTCGCCAGTCCGGTAGGACAGGCCAAGCAGCTTGAGACCGCAATGGCGGATGTCCGCAAGGTTGTGGATTTTGATAGCCCCGAAGGCCTGCGGCAGATGCGCCGGGATATTCAGGCGCTGTCTACCGACATCCCGATGACGGCTGAAGAGCTTGCCCAAATCGTTGCCTCTGGTGGGCAGTCGGGTATTGCCAAGGCAGAGTTGATCGAGTTCGCAGAGCTTGCGGCCAAGGTCGGCGTTGCCTTTGATATCTCAGCTGAGATGGCGGGGGATTCCATGGCAAAGGTGAAAACCGCCATGGAGCTGAACCTTAAAGAGACCTCAAATCTCTTTAACGCGATGAACCACCTGTCCAACAACTCGGCGGCGCGAGCGGATCAAACGCTGGAGTTCCTGAACCGTGCGGGTAGCGACGGTGCGCGCTATGGGTTCTCGGCAAATGAAACCCTGACCTATGGTGCCGCCATGATCGCAGCCGGGGCTCAGGCGGATACGGCTGCAACCTCGTTCCGGAACATGGGGCGCGCGCTGACACGCGGGGCCAGCTCCACAGATCGCCAGTCTGAAGCGTTTAAGAAGCTGGGGCTCGATGCGGAAAAGGTCGCCTTGGCGATGCAGCAGGATGCGGTTGGCACCACCAATGATGTGATCCGTCGCCTGAACGATCTGCCAAAGCACCTGCAGGCCTCGGTGATGTCTGATCTCTTCGGGGATGAGGCGCGTGAGCTGGGCAAGCTGATCAACAACATGCAGCTGCAGCCAAAGATGCTGAAGCTGTTGGCCGATCCTGCTGACTATTTGGGGGCGGTTGGCGAGCCCGATAGTGTGGAAAAGGAGTATCGGGCGAGGGCGGCCACCACGCAGAACAATGAGCAGTTGCTTGCCAATGAATGGAAGCGGGTGCAGTCGGCTGCCGGTGAAACTGTTCTGCCGGTATACAATGAAATCCTCACTACCATGCGGGGGCTTCTGAAGACCACAACAGCGTGGATTGAAGAGCATCCCACCCTCACGCGCTGGCTTGTGATCGGCGCGGCGGCCCTGGGTGGCATGGCGGTTGCAGGCGGTGCTTTGTTGACGGCGGGTGCGGCTCTGATCGGCACTATTGCTGTTTTGCGCTTTGGCCTTGCTGGTCTGGGGGCGCGGGCGATCTTCGCCAGCGGCGGGCTGGGTGGTGTTGCATCCCGCATTCTGGGGATGTCCTCAATCGCGCCAAACTTTGGCCCGGCTGCTGCTGGCTTCTCAGGGTTGCGGCGTTCAGCCCTGTCTGAGCTGGATCTGCTTAAAAATGGTGTTGATACCCGCACTGCCGCGATGAACCGCAGCCTGTCTCGCCTGAAATGGAAGGGCGCGCTTGCTGGGCTTACCACCTATCTGGCCATGCAGCAGGTGCCTGAAGAGCCTGAAAAATTGCAGGCGTTTCAGGAGCGCAATCGTCGGCGCCTTGACGGCGCGATGCGCTCTGTGCCTGGCCTTGGCTGGATGATGGAAAAGTATGAGGGGGCAGTTGAGTGGGTTCATGGCGCTCCGCCTAAGACCGATGAGGCCTTCTTGCCGCAGGATGATGCGACGCGCGCAGCTGTAAAGACAGTGGAGC